GATACCCTCATTGACCTTTATAAATATGGGCATAAGGCCTCTCAGGGCGATAGAAGTTTGCAGAGATTTGGCTTCTTTTTATGGACTGCTCCAGAGAACGCTCCGGTCACTGACCCAGACGCAATTCACGCTGCAAACCCCTCAGTCGCTGCCGGTCGTATTCCGTTGTCTCAGGTCATAAGCGATCTAAAGACACTCCCAGAACACGAAGCAAGGCGCTACAGGCTCAATCAGTTCATAAGTGGAACAACTGCAAGCTGGCTGCCCGGCGATGTCTTTAGAAAGGCAGCAGGCAAGGGAGTAAGCAACAAAGAGGGCGCAGTGTTCGCCGTAGACATTAGCAAGAACTGGGAGCATGCAACTATCACAGTGGCCAACGACAACAACGGCGTTCAAGAAACTGAAATTGTGCAAACCTTTGTCAATCCGACCGAGAACATATTGTTCAACCGACTAATCGAGCTTTATAAGCTTTACAGCCCTAGAGCGATTGCCCTCGATGATAGGCAGCTCCCCGGGCTAGGTAAGAGACTCAAGCTAGTTGGGATTCCGACATGGCAGCTTTGGACTAAGGAAGTCAGCGCGGCTTGCTCTGCTGTTTATGCTTTGTTTACAACTGATTCGGTCAGACATAACAACGATCCGCTGCTTATAATGCAAAGTCCTAACGGCGTGACTAAGTACACCGGGGAAACTTGGCTAATTAGCAGGAAAGAATCTACTGGGGAAATAGACGCGCTAATGGCGACTATTTTTGCAATTTATGTTAGTGCAAGAGCACAACACGCGCAAATTGGTGTATTCTAAATTACACTTATGTAGTTAGGCTTGGTGCATGGCTTCAATCTGGCAGAGACTTACAGGCGCGCCGACTCAGACACGCGCGGTCCAACCGACCATACCGAAACGATCTGCAGCAGTCGTAACGCCCGACACCGCGCTAACTTTGACGGCTGTTTATAGGGCAGTGCAAATCATTGCAACCCCTATTAGCAAAATGCCGATAGACACTTACAGATTTGCAACTGGCATGGAAATGCAAGTTGAGAACCCGGTTCTAGTAAACAAGCCAGACATAAACGCAAACCGCAGAGACTTTATTTATCAGACTGTTATCTCTCTCGCCCTCGAAGGTAACGCATTTTGGCACAAAAGCTACGGCTCGAACGGACAAGTCAACAACCTAACCCTTTTACCTGCAAGCGCAGTCTCAGTCGCTTACAACAATGATCAGGACATCCTTCAAGGGGTTTACTTTAGCTACAAGGGAAAACGCTACGAGAACCGCGAAATGGAACAGCTAAAGCTTTTTACTCGCACTGGAAACCTTAGGGGCATCTCACCTATCGAGTCTTGCCGCTCAGACATCTCGGCAGCACTTGATCTTAGAGACTATGCAAAGAATTGGTTTAGTCAAGCAGGAGTTCCAACAGGGATTCTAAAGACATCACAGGCGATAAACAAAGAGCAAGCCGAAGAGGTCACTGCCAACTGGCATAACAAGCAGCAGAACCGACAAATAGCAGTAGTCGGAAATGGCTTTGATTATGAGGCTATCTCTCTTTCACCTAGAGAGGCTCTTTTCACTGACATAGTGGAGCAAAACACAATTAGCATAGCCAGACTGTTTGGTATCCCGGCTCGCTTGCTTTTAACAACTGTTCCGGGCGGCTCAGACACTTATACAAACTTGCAGGATGAAAATCAAGTTTTCTACAGGCACACCCTTATGGGATACACCGATGCGATAACAGACGCTTTGAGCAACTGCTTGCCTAGGGGAACTCGAGTTGAGTTTGACTTCCAACACCTTTTCCGCGCAGATGTCGCTGCCCGGTATGACTATTACTCAGTTGCAATCGCTGCTGGAATTCTTACACCTGAAGAGGTCAGAGAGAAAGAAGGGCTAAATGCCTGATTTAGAAACTAGAGAAGTAGAGCTAAGGCTCGATGCTGTAGAAGAGCGGACTATTACAGGGCTTGCAGTTCCCTACGGGCAGACTGCTTCTATCGGTGGCAGTTACGATGAACAGTTCGCCCGGGGCGCTATCGAGTCGGTCGATGATGTCAAATTGTTCTACGGACATGAAGAGCCAATCGGCAAGGTAATCTCAGGCCGAGACACTGATGCAGGCTTTGAAATAACCGCAAAGGTTAGTAATACCCTTAGGGGAGAAGAGGTTCTAACGCTTATGCGTGACGGAGTTCTAAATAAATTTTCAGTTGGCTTTATCCCGGTCGAACAGACTAGAGACGGCTCGCTGATTACGCGAACAAAGGTATCTCTAAGAGAGGTATCGGTTGTTCCGTTCCCAGCCTTTATCGGCGCAAACATAACCGAGGTTAGAGAAGAGCTGCAAGAGGCAGAAGCTATCGACCCCAAAAAAGAAAGAGACTCTATGTCTGAAAACATGGAACTAGAGGTTCGCTCTGTTCAAGATGAGGTTGCCGAGTTGCGCCGAGTCGTTGAAGCAGGACTAAACCCCGTTACAGCAGTAATGATTGGCTCAGAGATCCGCTCTCAGGGCGAGTTTGCAAAGAAAATGCTACTCGGTGATGCAGGAGCAATTGAACTTGCTCGCGCCGCATCGACTAGCGCAGACACTGTAGCTCTCCCGGGCTTTGTTGGTCAGATTGATAACTTGATTGACAACAACCGACCAGCACTCTCAGTATTCTCTCGCGCAGCGCTTCCAGCAGCCGGGCTAACTGTAGAGTATGCTTCCGTAACTGCCAACACCATCGCAGTCGGCGAGCAGTCACCAGAAGGCGAAGTTCTTAGCTTTGGTAACCTAACCATCGCGAACACTTCAGCTCCAGTCAAGACCTATGGAGGATATACTTCCTTCACGAAGCAGACCATCGAGCGATCCACTGTGGACTACTTAAACACTGTATTCCGCGCACTAACTATCGCTTATGCAAACGCTTCTAACGCAGCTTTTGTTGCACACATTCAGGCACTAAACATGACTGGAAAAGTGTTCGATGTTTCCGCTGGAACTGTAGCCGCGCTGATGAACGGAATCACTGATGGAGCAACTTACATCTTTGAGAACACCGGACTACGACCAGAGGCTATCGTGGCCTCACCAGAGGCTTACAAGTTCCTTATGGCAGTTGTAGGCACAGATGGCCGCCCGGTTATCCTGCAGGATGGCAACGGATTCAACAACATCGGGTCCGCAAACCTCCCGGGGCTAAGCGGTTCATTGTTGGGACTTCCAGTGATTGTCGATCCAGCGATGGCAACGAGCAAGGTTTACATGGCAAACTCTCAGGCTATTCAGTCTTACGAGTCTGCTGGCGCTCCTGTTCGCCTAACCGACGGTGACATCACAACCCTCACCGATTCAGTTTCGGTTTACGGTTACCTAGCGATTACCACTCCATTCGCCGGGGCAATCGTAGAACTCGACATCGTAGTCTAAGGATAAAATGTCAGCAGTTACGCTCGCCGAGTTACAGGCCTACATTGGCACTGAAGAGGCAGGAAGCTTTATAACTTCCTGCTTAGTCAGCGGTCAGGCTATGGTCGACAAGTATGTCGGCGAAATAGAAACAGTCCCGGAAGAAGTATCACGACAAGGTGTCCTGATTTGCTCTTCTGAGTTGTTTCATAGGCGTTCTGCTCCAAACGGCATTGCTCAGTTTGCAAGCATGGATGGCAGCCCGATTCGAGTCGGCAAAGACCCGATGACGGCTGTTTATCCGCTGCTCTTGCCTTTTGTGGGGTATGGGGTATGACAAACGAAATCACGATCTCTAAAGCCGAGTTTAAACTTGACCTAGAGGCGGCAGGGATAAAGGTTCTGGATTATGTTCCAGAACGGATTGTTCCTCCTATTGTGATTATCAACTCAGCATCTCCATACCTAACACCTAGCTCTCTCGGTAACGAATACATTTTGGCATTGGAGTTAGTCTGCATTGCAGCAACTGCCACCAATAAACAGGCGACCGAAAAGCTAGACGAAACAATCGCAAATGTTCTAAACGCTATGCCTAGATACTCTCGAGTTCTTAGAGTGAATGAGCCTTACAACATGCAAACTAATAATGCCGAATACCTTTCGGCAAACATCTCAGTTGAACTAGAAATAACTATTTAGAAAGGGTTGCTCATGGCAGCTTCAACGCGTATCAAAGCGCAAAACATTATTTTCAAGGTCGGCGATGTCGCTTACCAGTGCGATGCAACAATGGTCGAACTAACTCCCCAAGACGCTCCCGGGGATGTTCAGACCTTCTGTGAGCAGACTGTTGGGCAGGAGTGGCAGCTAACTCTAGAGGGAATTACCTCAGGCGATGCAGCTTCTCTTTACCGAGTCCTTTGGGCTAACTTTGGCGCGACTGCAACCTTTATTATTGCGCCTTACGGGAATGCGGTTGCATCGACTGATCAGCCTCACTATTCAGGTGTAGTCAAGTTTGACGCACTGCCCCCACTCTCGCTTTCGACTAATGACACTGTGACCTTCTCAGTTGCTTTGACTGTTGTAAACACGCCTCACGATGTGGATGCAAATGTCTGGTATGGCGTAAGCATAATTACGACTGCTTAATCATGGCTTCCCCGGGCGAGTCTGGCGTTAAGGTCACGAACCTCAAAGAGATTAACCGCGCATTGCGAAATGTCGGTGTTCCTAATGATGCAATCAAAAAAGCAGGTAGAGAATCTGCTCAGGCGGTTGTAAATGAGGCTAGGACTTTAGTTCCAGTTCGCACCGGGGCGCTTAGAAATAGCATCCGGGTGGGAGCAACTGCTCGAAGCAAGATCACAATTAGCGCAGGAAACAATCGCTCATCGCGCTCAGGAGTCCCATACGCTAACCCAATACACTGGGGATGGTTCAAGCGAAACATTAGACCTCAACCATTCTTTGCCACTGCTCTTTCTTTGACTCGAGATGAAATCTTCAAGAACTATTTCTCTCAGATTGATAAACTCATAAAAGAAGAATACGCAAAAGCCAAAATAACCTAAGGACACAGAATGATGAATTATGACGAATTAACTCTCGATGAAATCGAAGAGATGGAGATGCTGCTCGGAACTCCTATCGATGAATCTTTCGGAAAAGGAATTCCTAAAGGTCGACCGCTAAAAGTTCTTTATTACATGATGATGAAAAAGCAAGATCCTACTTATACCTTTGAGCAAGCAGGAAAAGTAACACAGGCAGATGTCCTAAAGCTAATGCCGCAGGACTCAGACCCAAAAGAAAAATGAGAGACCACGCGGCTAAGCGAATGAGTCAATTCTGCATAGCTACGCGAGTTTCTCCTACAGAATACAAAAAGCTAACGCTGGCAGAATACATAGCTTTCGTTGAGACCTTAGAGGAGATGAACAAGCAATGAGCCTAGTTCTCAATGTCGAAATCTTAGGAGAGTTCAAAAAACTTAGCCAAGCCACTAAGGGCGCTGAAAGTTCGATGGACAAGCTGCAAAATGGAATCAAAGGCGCTTCTAAGAAAATAGGTTTAGCCCTAGGCGCTATCGGTGTTGCCTTTGGTGTCGCAATAGTATCGCAGATAAAGCCTGCAATCAACGCTGCTTCAGATCTCGAGGAATCACTCAACGCTGTAAATGTCGCCTTTGGAGATAATGC